CTTGCTCAATAGGTAAAGGACGATTCATTACTTGTGGAGAAGGTGCAGGTGTATTAGAAACTACAGGAGGTGCCGCTCCTCCTAAATCTGGAGCTACTTCACCTTCCGCTAAAGGTATCCCACCCATATTAGGATTCATACTATCTGCTATAGCTTGAACAGTGCCATAATCGCCACCGTGTTCTAACCCTACATTTTGTCTTTTCCTTGGCATTAGATACCTGCCTGTAACGCACCTACTAATTGAGCGGCGGCTTCAGGGGAAAACTCTGCTGGTGCAGTTGCACCTTCAGGAGCCATGCCTTCTGGACCAGCCGCTAATCCTTGTGCTTGTTCTGGAGCCATAGCCATTCCTGCTTCTGGTGCTGGAGCTATAGCCGCTTGCTCTTCACGAATCTCAGCGTCGGCTTTTTCGATCGCCTGAAAAATATCGAGTCCTTTCTTCCGATGTTTCTCAATCTTAGAGACATACACCACTGGCAACTGTCCTGACAATGCTTGTTGTTGGATCGCCGCCATAACTGCTTCTTCCAGTTGTTCTTCATCTACCCTGCGTCCTTCAGCTTCAGCATCCTCAATGAATGGATGCTTAGTACGGAATGTACGCAAGCTTATTCCTTTCATTGAAAGCAACTGACCTAATTGTATTGTAGTGCCTTGAATGTCTGCGCCGGGGATTGAGTACGAAACAACATTATCATGTGTTTCAAAATGTTCGTTTGGAGTGAACTCCACTTGTCCAAAATCCCCAGCGTAGCCAGTGAACATTGAGAACTGTTTGTTACCAAAGTAGCCCTGATAGGTAGCGAATATGCATTCGTTTAGATGAGGAAGATGAGCCTCCATAATCTCCTGCATCTCTTGGATACGCGGATCCAATGCCGCGCCCATAAGCGAGTCGATTCCTCTGCCTGTACGTAACGCTCCGTAAGTTTCCCCACCAATTTGTGGGACGGTTCCTGTAGAGATTCGAGCATTTCTTTCCAATCTGTCGATGGCAATGTTTGTACTCGGATCAGGAGTTGATCTTAATTCACCAATACTTTCAGCATCGAGAAGTACGTTTACTTCCCCTTCACGACCGTCCTTCCATTCACCTCCGACGATCATGGGTACCTGACCCGATCGTCCTATTATATATCGGTCAGGGAAGATAGCTTTTTCTTGTGCAAGTATTTCCAAAGCCATCATTTTTGACATAAGATCTACGATTCCAACTACGTTAGAAACAGAGGAAGCGATCTTATCTAATGAAACTCGACCCGGAGTTATTACACAAGGCATACCAGATTTGTTAGGCGCGCGTGATAATTCTATTTGCGTACTGTGATATGGGTATGTTTGGTTATAATGGTTGTATCTCGGTCCCATTATTCCAATAACAATATGTTCACTATCCACCCATTCGCATACATCCCACAATTCTTGACGGGCATTATCATCTGAAGCTACAGGCCCACCATTTTCTTGCCTAGAAGCAGGATAATGAGCGCGTAGCCAGTCACCTGATTTGCCGTAAACAAACCCACAGTTACGTGGTGGTTCTACGTCTTCATACGCTTTAGGTTCTGGATATACACCAAGAGGGTCACGAATATCAATACGAGGTACACCCTTTTCAAAGTCAGGTGTAACAATTAGACATGATGTGGCGTATCCAGCTAGATGTCTGTACGCTCTTCTCATCTTTAGTTTGTATTTAGATGAATACCATGTAGCGGCAAGTGCGCGTCTGCGTATATCAGCATACTCACGGGATCTAACACCACGTTCTTTTGACTGATCTATAGCAGGACACCCAATGAAAGGCATGACAGAAGAAGCTCTTTGAGCTACAGCGTCAATGTTTTCTGCTATAAGAGCAGGGGTTAAAGGAGGAAGAACAGGTTCATTCTCCATAGAAGGTAAAGGAATAACATACTCTCCGTTATATCTTTCTTTAACTTCAAGCATTCTTTCCAATAAAGGACTTTGAACATCTTGTCGTTGTCTTATAATCCCTACTATTTCATCAAAGGTATACATTAAAAAACCTTACTCGCGGACACACTTGTCTTCCACGGTAGTCCTTTAAAGTTGAATTGTGAAGAGTCCACACTATATGATTGTTTCCTTTGTCTCCATAGTATCCATATAAACCACAATGCCATTACTTGATCCTGTCTTAGTTTAGTTCCACGTTTTAATGGCCGCCATGCTTTCAACTGTCTTATTAATTCATCAGCTTGATGGCGAGTAGACGGATCATCAGCATAAGGAATATCAATCTCACCTCTCATAAACGACAAAGCCATAGATGGAATACCAATAGTTTCATCATACTTATTAGCACCAGTTAAATGCTCCCTCACACGGAAACCATACCGCTCAGTCATCTCTATAAGCCGTTCATCACGAGATAAACCCTTTTGAAACACCATAGCTTCAATAACAACATCTGATACTGACGCACCATTCTGTCCGCATCTAAGCACAGCATCTTCTACAATTCCAAGTATCTGCTCATTACGAGTAAGACCCACATCCTCACGCACAAAAAGAATCTTTAACTTATCCTCATGCGGTGTAGCCGCTATCACACAGTTATTAGAACCCAACGCAGGGTCTAACCCTATATATACAGTGCAATTCTCAGGTGGATTATGGTTAACAGACCGTAAAGGATTCAAACATTTCTGTATAGATTCATCATTAAATGTAGCCGCCGCTGACGAACTTGGCTGTTGCATATAGTTACGCGACCATGCCTCTTCACCAACCTTGCGTCTAATCCTGTCAAGAGCTTCCATAGAGAACATCTCAGGCCATAAAGGTTCAGGCTCATTATCATCATTCTGTACTATCGCAGGGAATCTAATAACTGAAAGAATGTCAGGATCAATCTCATTCATCACCCGTTCGTAAAAGTCATCTTCACCTACACGAGTACCATTAATGCTTGTCCTACCTGACTCACCCGGACGGGTAAGCCAGTCCTGACGGAAAATCTCGAACATCTGTTCTGTAAGATTCAACGAAACACGAGACTGAATATCATCAATATGCAGATGATCGGTACGTGTACCAGCAATCTTCGATCGCCAACCTAAAGAAACCATAGAATAATCACGCTCATCGTGACGGGACTTCTTAAATATATTAAAATAATCAGCACCCCACGCTTGAGCAGTTTTACGACCGCTCTGATTTTGAGGTACGAAAGGTCCGAATTTAGCTACATATTTAGGGAAAGGTCCATGAGGTTCCATCCGGCTACGTATACGCCCAAGAATTTTGCGAGCCATGTCTTGGCCCTCAGATCCGACGGTGATCCTGAATTCGGGATTTGTCGCCAGTTTGTAGCAGAAATAGTCCTCGGCGAGCGTAGTTTTGCCGTGTTCTGGAGGCCAGAGAATCAGGGTAATGTTTCCGGGTGGTGTGTTTTCATACGCTTCGATGGCTTTGATATGGAACCACGGGGACATGTGGCCGAAATAGTGACTTCTGAAACTTTGAAACGAGCCGTCCCACTTCTCCACGCCGCCGTCCTTGAGCGCTTTAGCCCTGATAGCGTCCGCTTTCTCAGCGAAGTCAGGTATCCTTTGTCTCCACTTGTCGTAAGCGGATCGAGTGACACCAGCGATAGTACACGCCTTAGAGATAGTTCCATGCTCCGCGAGTCCTTCAAGGAACAATTCACGAGTCTTCTGTCCCCTGACTTTGCTGACGTTGCCGCCATGCTGTTCATGCGTAGTATCAGTCATGGTCCTGCTTGGGTTAAGCGTGGTCAAAGACCGACTTCGCTACCTCTAGTTCAATCGTTTCGGCGGCAATAACACCTTCATCACCTTGAAATTTTATAGTATGAGTACCGATTTCATTTAATGTCACATCTACATAGTACACACCTGTGGAGCTTTTTGTTGCCGCAGGAGTAGCATCTGTGCCACCTGAAGGTTTACGCCAAGTAACTGTTACACCTGCCGCATCACCCGTGGGATCAGCAAGTGTACCATCAGTTGTAAAGTTCGCTGTTACACGTACTGAGTCTCCGTTGTCATATACTGCCATTGAATCTCCTAGCCAACACTTGCTTCTAGAGTAACATCATGGTACGTGGAAGGCGAGAG